TTCCAGTTCTCGATATTTTCAAATGCTCCACCTGCAAATTCCCATGTCTCCACAAGTCCGCTATTGTTCAAGAATGACACTTTTAGCCCGGCTGTTCTTATATCTTCCGGAACTTGAACAATAGCACCTTCTAATGTATATCTATTACTGCCATCAATCCCGGATGAAGGATGATGAATAGAAACATTATACTCGGTTATATAGCTCATATATCCACCTTTTCCGGAACTAATGAAACTCTTTAGGGCGTTAGGGGTGATAGAACCGTTTTCTCTGTCTTCTTGAAATGGAAACTGCTCATTACCCGTCAAAACGTCTCTTTTGGGGAGTTGTCCAATTTGTTGTCCTTTTTCTATTTTCTCTTCCATACTACTATTTATTTTTACTTGTAAGCAATATCGGCTCTTCATTAGCCAACAACAATGGAGCGTCATTGGCTAATAATAAATACCCTTCGTCAGGAAATGGATGCGGCTTATTTCCGCCAGCACCGGGAAACCCTATGGTAAGTATGCTAATTACGGGAATGCCGATTATAGGAATGCTGATGTGAGGGATAGTGATTGGTTTCATAAGGCTATCCCTCTTTAATCATTTTCGCTTCTGACACTTTCGTAGCACTTCTTATTGTAATTTCCATACCTGCCGCTATGCCAATAAGACGAAATATCACATTGGAAGGACCTAAGGCTTGATTGGCATTTGGGGAAAGCGGGATAGGATTCATGCCCTCGATATTGGCAAATACAGTCACCATTCCGCCCTTGTTCTTTATCTGTATGGTAACGGGATTACCGTCACTGACAAACGTTGCGTAATACGCTGTTTTGCCTTCTTCTTGTTGAAATGATAAAACTTCTGCTGCCATGATGTTTACTTTTTAGAGTTATTCAAATAGTTCACAATTCCCAGTACATGCAGGTTAACTATTGCCCGTTTGCCCTCTTCCGATAATAGAAAGCCAACATCTTCCTTATTGTCCTGGAATAGGTTCTCTGTAAGGACTGCCGGACACTTCGTGTGCTTCAAGATATAGAACCCGCTTTCCTTATCAGCATCACCGTCTGACATATCCTTGCGTATCTTCATGTCCGGCAAAAGTCGTCCGGCTGCCGCATATAAGCTATCAGCTAATTTATCGGCTTTCGTCTGACCTGCCGAAGTCCACGCTTCCCAACCACGCGCCTGCATCCATTCAGAGCCGCTTCCCGCTGCATTACAGTGGATAGACACGAGGATTGTGTCACTCGCCTTGTATTCGTTCGCCCTACGGCAACGCTCCGATAGAGGAACGTCTATTTCCTCTTTGACGATACGTTCTGCGTCAATGCCTTTCTTTCGCAGCTCCGCTTCCAATCGTATGGCAATCTCACGGGCATACGCATACTCTTTCAATCTTCCGTCCGGTGAACACTTGCCCGGAGTGTTACTTCCGTGTCCGTTGTCAATCAATATTTTCATTCTGCACGTCCTCCTTGAAATATTTGTCATAAACCACACGAGCCACCCATCCGGCAACAACACCGACACCGAATGATACAACAGTAGTCAAGTTCACCCAAAACGGGGTGTAGTGCATGTAAAGCATAACTCCCACGATGATAGCGATAACAATCGCTGCGATAATCAGTTTCTTTTTCATTTTGTTACTCCTTATCTTTAGTTATTATTTCATTCATATCTCCTTTCTCGACATCGAGCACTTTCTTTCCGAACAATCCCAACGCTTTCAGTAAGTTGAAATTATATCCCTTTGGCTTCAAGATATTGCTTATGATAGAGCAGAACTCTATGAAGCAGACAAACAAGCATGAATACACATCAATATTCCATTTATTGCCAGAAGCAATGTTTATCATCACCACCATACAGACAAAAGCAAAGTATGTCACCATTTTACCCATAGTACGGCGCACGGCACCGGAAAAGCGTACTTCTTCACCCAATAGCAGGCATTTCCTTATCCCGAACATCAAATCGCATACAACGACTGAAAATGTTACTATCAGCCACGGTATCATGTGTTCCAATGACTGTGCAATAAAACTGCTTGCTATTACCGAGAAACCACCCGGTATGCTTTGGGTAATAATGTTATTCTTCATCTTATCGTTATTTGTCAATTATTCATATCTTTGTGTCTCTTATCAAATAAGCGAACTACTGTCATTCCGTTTTGCTCGTGAGAGTAGGACGGGATTTTCATATCTTGCCGTAATAGCGGAACCACGCACCCCATTTACGTTCTTTCAAGTAGTTCGGATTGTCCTGGTTGAGTTTGGCTTCCATCTCAAATGCGCTCGCTCGATAGGCGTTGGCGTTTACCTTACCGCTGCCTATTATGTTGTCTGTAAACAGGTGGTACACGAAGCTCACAAACCATTCTGTCAAATAAAGCAGATAATAGAAAGACGGGATAAGTAACAGCCACCATGCACTGACATGGAATGCCAGCAATACGGAAGGGATAGCCGCTATCTCCATGCACTCGAAGAATTGCTTCTGATGTGTACGTTCATGGCGGATAGTTGTTTCGGACAACTCTTTCAGCTTCGTAAGGATGAAGCCGAAGAACATTATAGTTGTGTAGCCTCCAAAGAGGATAAGTTTGGCTAATTTGCTGTTGTAGTAGATTGTTTTCATATACATCATCTTATTTATTCATTATAATCAAAAACAAAAAGTACATAATCTAAATCATCAAAATCGCCAGCAATAAAACTTTGAATAGCACTTCCAGGTTGACATATATTTTCATTAATTTCCATTTGCGAATCACTACTACCTACAAGTCTACATTTATAGATTTCTAAATATCTAACAGGGCCGTTGCTTTCATTTTGTATATCAAAATCAATATTACTACCTACACCATTAGAATACCAATCTATTTTACCACTTTCAACAATAGTTAATTGTCCACTTCTATATAGACTAATATCGTGTGAACTAAGATTGGCTATTATTAACATTCTTGTTCCATATTGTGTATCAGTAGGTGGTAAATAGGTTAAAGCATCATATAATTTGCTCCAATCAAATTCTTTGCCCGCAATCAGCTTATCTCCAGCAAATAGCCCTGAGGTCAATTCTCCTATTTTTAACATAATCATTATCCTTTAATCGGTTACACAATATGCTGTATTGTCATCCTTAGAGCCAAGAGCCTTATATTCGGCAGCGGTTTTCTTGGTGAGGGTGGTGAGGTTGTCGGATTGAACTAAATGAGCTACATAATATTTTGTGGAATTTACATCAACATTGTATATAACACTAATACGAGAAGTATAATAAATATTATTAGTATTGTAAACAACAATAAAATGTAACTCATAGGATGTTCTTACATTACTTCTCCATGCATTGACACATCCTAGCTCTAGGCAGTTTGTAAAATTATCGTCGAAGTGAAAATAATACCTCGTGTGCTTAGTTAATATATCTTCGACGATAGCTTTGAAACTTTCAGCTCCTCCAAATAGCTCATCTATTTTAGATTGGGCATCTTGTCCTTGAAGTGATGTAGGATGTAATACTGTTCCTACATTAGGTATTGTTAAACTTTTGCCATAACCGATATTATCCGCATACTCCTTCGTTGCTATATTCGCCACTATTCCCGCAGGGGTTTCAGTAGTTGGACTAACACTTTGGTCGCCTGGTGCATATGTATCAGTATGAAGAATAACTTTTGCTTCATGAGAAGCATAAAAGTGGTATTTACCACCACCTCGTACAAAAACATAGCATGTATCAAAGTGGCTCAAATTACCTAAACCCCTCACAGGGTCTATATCTGCATGAACGAAATCTGATAAGTATATAGTAATATTGCTATCACGATTAACGCCCCAAGCATTCGGAGCAAATTCCCAAATTTTGCGAGTAGAAAAACCTCTCTCATGTGTAGACCATGACGGTTTTGTGCCACTATCTAATGATATCAGCACTTCTACTCGTATGTTCATTCTTTCTCCAGAAGCAATCGTAACCGGATACCACGTATTTTCATCCAACCCGGAGGCGTCAATCTCTGTAAGCTGCATCATGTAGCCAACACTACGAGCGCTTGAAATGCTGTCATCGACATATTTCTTATCAGAAACTTCCGCCCAATCCCCATTCTTACGACCGTATGCCTTTCCATCAGTTGGCGCTTCATCTATGCCGCCTATCTTACCCTGGCTTACCCATTCACCGTTCACCCATGCGTAGTAATCATAAGGGGCTTCCGTACCTACAGCCATGAACCCGTCAACTGCCGAACCATCGGGAATAGCGGATTTCAAGGCTTCAAGGGTGGCGTATTCTCCAGCCACACGGAAAGAGCTTCCCGGTTCACCCTTGCAATAAATATCCGTCTTATCGAAGCTTTCCGTATCCTTGTTGTACACATAGACATAGTGGTCTTTGCCGATGTATGTCGGATTGTTGGCAACCTCTTCGGCATTTTGGGCGGCTGTATTAGCAAGCGAGGCTTTCTCATTGGCGGTTACAGCAGCATTATTTGCATTACTGGTCGCTTCCTCGGATTTTTTAATTGCATTAACGACATCCTGATAAGCTGTCTGAATATCTTCCAAGTTAACCTTTACACTAGTCTTGATACCATCTATGATTTTGTAACCAATGGTATATAAACCCTTTAGGCTATCGGCAAGAGGCAACTCTGATATTTTCTTCTTTATTAACGGCATAATGTTATATCAATAAAAAAAACCTTGAGCACAACGTATGGGTACGTTAGCTCAAAGGCTTGTGTATTCTATGTTACTATTCTTAAAAGTCTATTATCAAAGCCCCGTGCATCTTCACACAGTTTATGCAAACACATTGATAATTTTCTAAATAACATACCCATTTCTCTGTTTTTCACAAAATTAGTTCAGAGAAACAGACTTGCCATTTTTTTACATCGCAGATAACGAACAATTGGTAAAAGGTTTGTTATTTGCAGATTTACAACTCCTCATGCATATGTTTGAATACACTCCAATAAGTATAACCACCCATTTTAAAGCCAACTATTTCTCCGGAATCCATTCCTACGTTAATAGTAAATGATGAAACCGGATTCAACGCATCACCGTTAGGAGCTATAAGCACGCTGGAATTAGCTGTTTCTAGCCGTATTTGTATAATAACCCTTGTAAACAAGGGTACCACCCAACGAATTACACGTGAATAATCACCTTCAATTTCCGGCAACACTAAATGAGCGCTTTTTGTAATAAGGCTTCCGCTATCAATATCAATACCATTAGATATTTTAAGATATTCGGCATTGAGATGGATAATACCTGATAAATCCACATCAGTACCTATTAATTTACCGTCATGAAGTACCCTGAAAGGAGCTTTTCCCCTATTTGTTTCATTGGCTCCAGCCCATATACGTACATCAGAACCGGAATTTCCCTCACCGGACATACCGGCATTAATACCATCGTCATTACCGATACCGACCAAACCGGAAATAAGACCATTCAAAAACCTGATACGTCCGGCTATCTCATTCGCTACCAAATCAAAATAAGTCTTACCATCAGAAGAAACTATCTTATCCGTAGTTATTCGTCCGGGCAATATCTCCGTAAATCCGTACAAAGTGGCAAAGCTTCTCTCCCCGTTATTCTCACTGTTAAGGATACCGACAAGCAGATGATAATATCCGTCTATCTGTTCCAACGCAATAGCAGTTTCACTCAAAAGGAATACCCCTGATTGGTTATCTTTACTACACTTGGCATATAAATAGAATTTCTTTTCCGGATTGACAAGTGAGGGGGAATTGTATTCCGCCATATCCCAATACTTGTAATCACCGGCTGCATGAGCATTGGATAAGGTCTTAATCCCTAATGTCATGTGCTGGATGATACCTGCCGGAACGTTCAGAATTTTTGTACTCGGATTATAACTAATATCATGGTTGACTACCACCGGGTCGGTCTTGGAGTTCACGAAACGGAACTGGAGGCTTTCATCACCAACGAGCATCTGCATCGTGGCAACCGTTATCGGGTTGATTGCACCGGAAAAGTTTAGCAGGCTGTCGGCAATCATTTCCATTGTCTCCTTTGCATCACGATAGTAACGCTTGGTGAATTGAAGTGCCTTCTTGTGGTTCTCCTCAACCTGCACCTCGTTCGTTTCTATCTTATTAAGTTCACTGGCAACGGATGTACCTACCGGAGTGTTGGACAGTTCTATTTCGGGGCTGTACGGGTTATTTACAAACCGTTTGATACCTACCATACGGATAAGAGAGCCTTCGGGATGGAACTGATTGTCCGTAAAGTTCACGAAACCACCCAATACGATTTTACCGCCAACCTGTAACCAACGTTTCTTTGCCCAAATGCCATCCAATGTACCAGTAAAAGTGAACATCTTGTTTTCATGTTCGTAGAGATACTTGACGGCTTCCCGGAACACATCCCATGATGCGCCCGTTCTTGTAGCATTGTCACTGATATAGGCTTCGGGCAACTGGATACCGAACACTGCGTATTTGTCGCCAACTTCCGGCATCCATACGCCACCGTCCGGCATGGTGATACCGTCTATCTCCTGCGGGATTATCTCGAATTTACGCCCTACATGGGTGTACCTCACTTCAAATTCTTTACCGGAAAGCATGCCGGACTGAAAGATAACAGTCATCTTCTCACCCTCGATAAGACAATCCTTAAAATTGAGGTTATCGGGAATATCATTATCGTAAAAATCATAGAAATGCTTCTTCGTATCTACTGTTCTAACCTCACTAACCTTTCCCACGCGTGACGGGTAAATCTCTGTGCAATCCAGGCTATCCTCTTTGGCAGTGGTTAGCTCATGGTCGGCACGCATAACGGCCGTACCGTATTCGTCAGCCTTATAAGTTCGGGAGATAGCAGCGTTGAAACCGTCCTCTCCATCGAAGTGCGTACCGTCATAACGAATGGTCTGTGATTTGGGCATCAGCAATTCTTTCGCACCGTATTTTGAATAATCTATGTTTCTATCAGTCGTTTCTACAAGGATAATTTCAGGCGGAATGTCACCGCTTTCCCGTCCTACACCAGTTTTAAAACCATGTCCTTTACCATAAGAAAGAGTAAGGGGATTATCCTTGTTGTATTCGACTTTCTTTAGGTGTACAGTCTTTATATGCACACCCTCTATAACAGCTTCCGTAATCTGATATTCTGTTTCATAAATTTCTGCCAGTTGGCTTAAACCGTCCAAGCAATAGGTATGGTTGTAGTTAATCAGCTTTTCCGTACCATCTATACAGTCACCGATTACCCAGCCCGAAGAACGCCTGTTCAGATTATCGACAATTAGTTTGAGGTGTTCTTTAGGTTTGGCGGTATAAGGGAACTTGATACGGTTGTCTACCGTATTGCGTATCTTCCAAAGTTCCGTATCGGCTTTCGAGGTTTCAAGGATAAGCGTATAGTCGTAGTTCCTTTCTCCGTTCTTCTTGAAATTGCTGTCTTTCTTCAAGGAATAACGCTTGCCGTAGAACTCACACCATGAACCTACAGGGACATTCAGATAGCCCGGATAAGAAAAATACAGTGTAAGTGCATCTTCGCCCATTACAGCTTCATAGGAATAACTATTATCATCCGTCAGAAGCTCGATTGTTTCATTGCCGTTATGTAAAGTAATCATATTCTAATCTCCTAAATCAATAAAATATTTTTCATCTTCGGTTACTATAAGCTCCCCTGCTTCCGAAGCAAGCAAATATTCGGTATTTCCAAGTCGAAAGCTGGTAAATACAAGAGTTAGAGTAAACGCCCACCATATACCATCAATAGGATTAAAGCTGTCAGTTTTGCAGCTTTTGTAATAACATGGATAGTTTTCATTCCATTCGTCAACATAAAACATGCGCTCCGCGTCTTTATACTCGTATCCTTCGGCATCGGTCTTGGTGGATAGCCTAGTGAGGTCATACAAAAGAGCGTCACGGTTCCGCCAAAACGTATCGAAGTCCGGTGCACGCATTAAACATTTAAGGTTCACATCTTTCGTCTGGAACTTCACGTATTCACCGTCATAGACAGCGCCATCCCGATACTTGAAGTTCCGCAAGAAGTTCTTCTTCACAGCCGGGGTTTTGAATATTTCCGCATTACTGCCTTTGAGAATTAGCACACCATAAACAGATAAGTCCACACCATCCAACTCGTAACCTTTCGGCAGCAGAATGCTATTCATCGGTTCCTGATAGATATAGCCATACGGGCGCGGGAAATCATTGGCAAAAGTGAACTTAGAGCGTTCGGTGTTACTATACATCTCAAAACTGTTCTGCGAGGATAACCTCAATCTAAATGTACGTCCCAACTGCGGAAAGTTGAAATCATGGTATCCCATATCAGACAACAGGACTACGAAGTCATTATACCCCCACTCCGAAAAGAAGCCGAATTCAAGTGTGACCTCTTTCGTGTCAAGATGTATTTCCGAAAGGTCAAACTCTCTGCCGTCCTCTTCTGCCCAATCGTTGCTGTCCGGGGTTTTAGAGGGTGAAAACGCTACCAATTCACCGTAATTACCCTGCATAGTGGCGACACCCAATTCAGTAAAGATGTTCTTATTGTCTATATAAAGTTGTCCTTTCATCGTTTAAGTGTTAACCCTTTAGTGTTTAATGTGTCAATACCGTTTTTCACGGCATACATATATTGTCTTATATCCACAAGATTAGACGTATAGCTATCAATGTTTGCCAAGTGGTTAAGGGCATCTCTGCTTTGGCTTTCAATTGCTTTAGCCGTCCTTTCTATATCTGTAGTTAATGAGAGTCCGGAAGAAGCATAGTTCAAAAGGCTGTCAATGCCATTAGCCATACGGTTGACATTTTCGTTGATGGAGTATGTATGCCCTTGCATAACAGCCAACCGACCGTTGTTCTCGTCTACCGAATCTTGCGAAGCCGTAGCAATTCCCTTCTGTGAAGCTTCACGGGCGGAATCTGATTGCCAGCCAAAATCTTGCATCAGTTTATCACGTTCCGCAAGCAGGCTATTTGTAAGATTCTGTTGCATATTACGAAGTGCTTGTGCCTCGTCAGAAGTTATCCCATCTTTTCCATACTCAGCCCATGAATCATATAGTCTTTGAATTTGTTCTTTATATTTATTTGCAAGAAGAGACTGAAATATGGCTTTTTGAAGATGTTGCTCGAAATTATCGGCAAAATCCTCGTTGGTACTATCCAAATCAGAAAGTAAATCTGCATAACCACTTTTAAACTCATCAAAACCTATCCCAGTAATAGCCTCTTTTTCTTTTTGTGCAATCTCGGTAAGTTGTTCTCCATAATCTACAATATTCTGCAAATAAGTAACAAAATCCTTGTTGACGGTATCAAGTACAGAAACCAGTTTTTCATCGGAAAGTATCTTTTCTATCTGTTCGGAAGACAAATCCCACAACTGATATTCCGCTGTAATCTTTTGCCCGACTAAACCTGAAATTCGTTGATAGTCCTCTTTGGACAATCTGTCATTTATACGGTATCCCAATGAGTGGGAGCCGACACTTGCCCCGCTGGATGCAAGCTGCTTGATTAGTTGCCTTTGCCTGCTTATCTGAATATTTACAAGCTGTTCGGCTTCTTCTGCCGCTTTTATCGCCTCCGTTCCATAGTCGATGTCAATATAATCCATCTTCTTGGTTATAAGCTCATCCCAAATGGTTATCAATGTCTCATATTGGGCTTTCATGTTTTCATAACCAGAATAGTCAGCACCGAACAACCCTTCAAACGCAGATACAACAGAAGAAATTCCACTGACTGCACTCATTGCACCGCCAACAATATCACCGGACATGATTTGTCCGACACCAATGGCTGTAGTGCCCAATCCCCCTAAAGCATCGGTAATTCTTGTTATAGCGGAATCACTGACACCGAATATGTTGGCGATGTTAGAACCGAACTCACCCAATGCAGGAGTAAAAGACGTTACGGCATTTCCTATATCGGTGATGCCTTGACCGACTTTCTTGGAATCATTGCCACCCTTTCTTATGGCTTCTATCCCTTTCTCCAAGTCAGAGACGAAAGCCTGCCACGGTGATTTACCTTTCAGTTCATCCTTTAGTCCCCTAATTGCATCCGTTACGTCCTTTATGGAGATTTCTCCCTTTTCTATCTTTTCAATGTCCTTATCGGTAAAGCCTATTCCTTCCAAATCAGTAATAGAAATGTCTTTATCAGTACCGGACATGTATTTGATAAGGGTTTCGTATTTGTCTATAATGTCTTGGATGGCGGAAACGGATTTAGTACTCGCATCCTCGAACAAATCAGCCATCGCACGGGTGGTTTTCCCGTACTGTTCGTCCAGTTGTTCTAAATATTGTCTCTTTTCACCCTCTAATGCAGCGGCATTTCCGGCGGTCGTTGCCGTTTCTATAGCATTATTATACTTTTCAATGATAGCCTGCCGTTTTTGCTGGTAATTTCCAAACTTTATGAGGTACTCATTCCATGCGCTTTCCTGCTCTCGCATTAAATCATCCTTTTGCCTGTTACTTACATATCCGATGATAGAATCAAAAGCAGAACTTATATTAGAAGTATCTACTGCGGAAGCGTCAAAGGTTTTTGTTTTATATCCTTTGTTCTGTTTAGCCTTCAATTTCTCCTGCTCATCAAAAACCTTTTTTTGAGCCTCTATTTCCGCACGAATAGCATTTTCTTTCTGCCGTTGCAAATCTTGAATTTCTTTCTTGTTATCCAAATCACGCTGTGCCTTGACCTTTTGATAACCATCAGCCATGGCGCTAATACGAGCCTGCGCAATCTGATACTCCAAATCCTCAGCTTGCCGCCTACGCTCCAATGCGTACTTGCTTTCAAGTCCTAATATCTTATCTTGTTGGGATGTTAATGCGTTGATATTTCTATTACCAGCGCCTTTGTCATCATATTTCTTTATCAGCGCATCTATGTCTACATTTTTAGACATCCCCTCTAATATTTTATTATAACTATTAACCTCTCCAATAAGAGACTTCCAGGCATCCAACTCTTTTTGCGCTTGGTTTTTAGCGTCATTAAATTCAGATGTTCGTTTTGATAGAAATGCTTTTTCCTGAAGACTGCCTTCAGTCATTCCCCTTTCCCTGGCCTTTAATCTTGCATTTTCCAAAGCTAAAGATGCCTCATCTACCTTTTGTTGGGCTTGTAGATATGTATTATATTGTACTCGTCTTTTCATTAAGGCTTCTTCTCGCTTATTGGCTACATCTTCCATTCTATTAAGCTGTGCTCTTGCGATAGCATTAGCAACAAGTTCGCCTCTTAACTGGGCGTATATACCTTTTGCCTTGCCTGCTAAAATTGCCTCATTAGATAAATTCCCAAAATAAGAAGGATACATCTTTTGTAATTCCTCAACTGCTGCGTTACGTTCTTTAAGTGAGCGAGTATGGTCTTGGGTCGCTTTATACAAAACATCCAATTTAACTCTCTCACTGGCAGAACTCTTTATAGCTTCTCTACGCGCTAAAGCCATTTCCTGCTCCGCAGACAGTAAATCCAGCGTAGCCCTTTTAGTATTAATCAATCCATCAAGATAATTGAATATCTCTTTCCCATAAGCAGTGAGCAAAGTTATACCTACAACCAAAGCGGTATTCAATGAAAACACACCGGAAATTATCTGTTTCCAAACGGGAGCAACTTTCTGGACTTCTGTATTGCCTTTTTTTAGCTCTTCGATATATGCGGCGTATTCTTTTCTTGCCTTTTGGACTTCATCAAAGAAAATCGGAAGATTGTTACTGATTGCCAAGAAGAACATATTGACGCCCATCGTTGCGGCGGGAAGTTCTCTTGCTATCTGCTGGATTGACATACCAAGTCCATTAAATGCAGAAGAATAGTTGCCGACATTTCTTTGAAAACGACCGGATGCTTGTTCAGCCTCGTTTAATTCAGTTTGAATAACTCTAATTTGAGCAAGAAGTTCTTTGCCCGAATTGCCGGAACGTTTTATTCTCCCCATATTATCATAGAGATTAAGCATAAGTGACAACTGCTTACGCAATTGAGTTATACTTCCTTCTTCGGAGTTATTCTGTATGATTTGTTCTTTTTGGGCTTTTATATTTGCCCGAACCGCTTCTTCTTCCCTCTTTCGTACGGCTACTTGTTGTTCTACTTGACGCAATATGTTATATCCTTTGTCGCCCACCTTTTCTGTATCATTGAGAGCCGCAAAGTCAGCCTTCATTTTTTTTATTTCAGCATCAGCTTCTTTTACAGCTTGCGTATTTGCGACAATCCATTTGTTTGTGGATTGTAAGGCCTGAGTTTCTTCATGCACTGCCTTAACGGTATTGTCAGATTTTAAAATTTCCTCATAGGCTTTCTTCATCAATGCGTACTTCTTCATGTACTTATCAAGTTCTTTCGTAGCCTTGTCTAACTGCCTTTCGAGACTCTTCATGGTATTTCCACTATTTGGCTTACCTGCCAAAGCCATCATATCAGCCTTAAGCCCCTTTATTTCTGTGCGCAACTTAACAATCTTATCTAATTCAATATCTGCGCTAAATTTTAACCCAGCCATAACCAATTATTTTTTCATGAACACTTTACTTAATTCTTCTGATAGTTTAATTCGTGCACTATCGTCAACATCAAAACCTTTTGCGCTTACGAAGCTCGCATAATGCATCCCATCAGCAAATACTACACCGTCTTGGGGATGATTGCCGTAAATCAACATACTTTCCGTCTGCTCTTTCGCTTCTCCATGGGCACCGTCAGCCGGTACATACATATCGACAATCTTCCCATTCCGAAAGACGACAGCTCCCGGAGCATTCCGCAAGTTCCATGTATGATTTTGATATGTTTTTTTATTACTTATATTAGAAGTCTTTTGAGTATCAACAGCGCTATGAGCAGCATTAATCATAGCAGTAGAGACTTCGTTCTCTATTTCTTCTATAAATTCATCTAAACCGGAAGCATCTACTTTTATATTCATAACCGATATTTTCTTGTAAAGGTATCGCCATACACGATTTCCGCCTAAAAAATCAAGGACGCAGAACAAACAATTAGGGAAAGGTTTGTTATTTACTAAAAAACATCAAATTAACAAGAAAAAACGCCGCGACCTTGCAAGCACTATAATAAGTACTTATATTTGTACTAAATAATAAAAGCAAGAAGTTTATGAGAACAGCCAACTATTCAGAACTAAGAAACAACCTTAAATACTATCTCGATGGTGTGATAAATGATAGTGAGCCGTTGCTGGTGCACCGTGCCGGCAATGAAAGCGTTGTTGTCATATCTTTAGATGAATACAACTCCATTAAAGAAACTGAATATATAATGAAATCTCCGGCAACGATGGAAGCTATCAGAAAAGGGGAAGAAGATATTAAGAATGGAAATTGCGTTTCTCAACATGAGGGAGAAAGTATGTCAGACTTTTTAAATCGCGTTGTATGTACAAAATAACACTTTCCGCACAAGCAAAAGAAGAATACCAATATTTTGTACGAAGCGGTAATAAGGCTATAATAAATAAAATATTGTCACTGCTTGAAGATATAGCCAAACACCCTTATACCGGAATAGGCAAACCGGAATCTCTGAAATATGATTTGTCCGGCAAATGGTCTCGGCGTATAAATTCGGAACATCGCATTATCTATTCAGTTAATGATGAAATAATCACGGTTTATGTGCTCTCTATGAGGTATCATTATAGCAAAAAATAAAGCCCCAATCTTTCAATGGGGCTTTGTTCATTTTTCCACGAACTCCTTTAATCTGTACAGCCTATCAATTGCCGGATTATAAAACGCATCCGGATAGTGTTGCTTGATGTCGTTGATATTTGCCTGAATATACAGAGATGTATCGTATATATGTTCGGATTCCGATAATATTACTTCCTTTGGCAATTGTACGGTTTCTGCCCAATTCATGATTGCTTTAACACTTTCTTCGTCATATGCGTATTTGCCTTCTTGTGCCATATAAGATTATTTTTTGGGGCAAAGATAACCTTTTCTCTTTAATCATTCATCAAACTTCCGGTTCTTAAACATTTCTGCATCGGAAACCTCTTGCAAAACTTCGCCAAAAACAGTATGAAGTTTATCTTTCTGCATAATGATTAAATTACGGTACGGTATTCGGAATACAACATCATCATATGGCAGATGCAGATTTTCCATGAACGTTGCAATCTGTCCAAGCAGGCAGGTATTACCTGCTACTTCTGTTTTGCTGTCAGATTTTGCACGTTCTTCGCTAAAATTGACAGCTTGTAAAAATTTTCAGCAGAAATTAAAGAAAAAGCGATTTCTAATCCTTCCACAATTTCATTAAATGTGCCTTTTAATAATTCATCAAAAAGGCTATCGTTTCCTTTTATAAACCAAGACAAAGCATGTGCCGCATTATCCATATCTTTTAATGAAACAAGTATATCATGCAGCGTATTACATTCGGGGAAATTTGCTAAGTAATACCCTGCGCCTGCTATCCTATGAATAGTAGGCGGTGATATGATATATGATTTGTTATTGACGACAATTGTCTTAAAGTCAGAGCCAATAATAGAGCTATTTACTATTTTTGCAGCATTCATTATTAATATATTAAACAGGGGTGCAATTTACACTACACCCCTTTGGTTTCATATAAATTTATTTAAATGGTAGGTTTGCTCTTGACAGGCGCTTCTGCTGACATCAAGGCGGCAGCTTCCACTTTTTCCCCATCAAACAAATAGTCACTCTTCACATTATCATTAGGATTTTCCATCGCAACAGCAGTAACTCCCAAGCCAATGTTTTTTTCGGCCATTGTTCCTTTGGCGATAACCGCAGCATTTGTAAAGACTACATAATTGCCTGTTTTTGTCTGCCCTACAATTCCCTTATTCATAATTCCCGGAGTATCTGATGCCGACCAGCCCGCATCCGTATCAACCTTTTCGCCACCTTGCAAATCAATCTTATCGTCAAATGTATATTCACCCATTGTGAATGTAATGGTTTTTGCCCCCTTTTGGGTTACATCACGATAATAGATATTACCCGAAAGTTCGTTGATGTAATCAGTGTAGGTTGGGTCGTCCTCTGTGTACTGCCAAGTATCTTGGTGTGAATTTTTAACTTGTGTGGCAGACTCAAGCCACGTCTTTAATGATGCTTTAGTTACGGCTTCAGTAAACACATCACCGTACCATATCTTTTTAATTCCGATAAATGGTTTCATAATCTTCTCAATTTATGTTTAATACTTCAAATAATAATTTTACATTAACAAAATGACAATTTAAATCTGTATCTTCCTCTATCCCATGGCTCTCAACAGAATATTGATACCATGAACCCTTATAATATCCTACGGAATCCAAAGTCTCAACAGCCAACTGCTCAAGTTCGTTAAGCCTTTTGAGATTGGCATTCTGCTTATAATCCGGGACACAGAAATTAACTTCAATAAATCCTCTGTTCCAATAGGTATCAGATGTTTGGCGCTTAGAAAGAACAACAACACGCTCCGTATCTACTTTCTTTTTAGGGAAAGACCAGCTACGATATAAAGGCAGACCAAAAGATTTGCAATCATTATATACTATGATACCGGCATCTGATGATGTAATCATATCCAAACCTCCGAATAATTAAAATAATTACAGCTCTTAGGGTTGCGTGCGATACCTTCCGCTTTCACTGTCTCTCCAAACAAACAGCGAATATTGCTACCTTCTTTTAAACCACGACCTTCATAGACTATATGATAATGCGACATATACATATCTCCATTGTCTGACTTTAGTTCTTGGGTGTTATCATCGTCGCACCGGCAAACACCTATAGTTTCCCACGTATTATTTTCCGGCTTTACAATAACTTGTCCGTTAGAGTCATACTCAGGTTCTTCTTCTGCTAATACTTGTAATATGTGAGGAGAAAAATACATTACCATATATCAGATACATCTTTAATCACACTCAGACCGACAATTGCAGCAGTTTCCTCATTCAAGTCTATGCCATATTTCTTTAACAGAAGTTTAATATGGGTCTTGATTGAATCAACGCTCCAGGATGCAGAAAATCCACTTTCACCAACTGAGGTAGGATGGAGAATATTTTTCTCAATAAACCCATCAATTAATGTTCCTATTAACTTTTTATCCTCAGAAGAAACTTCCTTGCCTGCATTAAGCCCAAAATCTAATGCAAAATCAGAAGCCCCTACATCGGACATTTCACCGATGTAGGAAAATCTCTGCTTTATGTAGCCTGCAATTGTCATTATGCCTCTACTGTCAAAGAATAGATGCCGTTAATCTCAGTAATGATAGGAAGTGATAATGACTGCGCCTTTGTGAACTCAACTCCATTGGAATTGTCTGTTTCACCCTTACCCCACTGAGAAATCCGAATTCTTCCATAATTGGAATAGGTTACACCAGGTTCTTGCCTCAATTCATTGTCTGCATAGGCATTTTTGATAACCCCTAACTTTCCAGCCGGGACAAATACCAAGTTCTTATCATTCCAGGGGGAATACTCACTTAATGTTCCGTTGTTTTGAATTCGGGTGATACGTCTGATGGGTTCAAAGATAGGGAAGCCATTCTGACGCATGAACTCGTTCATATTTGACATCAACAGTGGAGTAGAAGATTTATCTGTACCAAAAACAACCTGTTTCATCTTCTTATTTCTAAGAATATATGACAAGCGTTTGGGAGAGAGAAGAATTTTATCAAGTGTCACCTTCTCTTGAGAGGCGTCCAATATCATTTGAATGTCCTCAAAACAGTCCACATTGTTTTGATTATCGTCATTCCAATTCAAAGTTGCCGATGCTATATTCTCAGCAGGCATTTTGTGGTCTATAACGCCACGGACGCCACCCTCTGGATTGTTTTTCTCATCAAATGTAAAAACTCCTTTGTTAGACAAGGCGCCCAAGAATATAATATCCAGTTTAGACTGAACAGAATTTACAACTTTCCCGACATTATTCCACATCAGATTAATGAGTTGTTGCGTTTTCTGCTCATCCGTCAGCATACGAGAATCAAGTATTTGAAGGACTTTTCTGTATTCTTCAATCGGCATAGAATAACTCATCTGATGGGTCAGCACTTTTTGCTTTAATGTTTCCAAGCCGTCCGTTCCCATAATAGGCTCTTTCCCCTTAGAATCTAAAGTCGCAGCAGCCACACTCAAATTGTACTGCCCAATCAATTCTTCAAAGTTCAGCCCAATCGTAGGAGTATCCCAATCCAAATATTTCTCATAGATGTTTTGGTCGAACAATCTTTTACGTAACTCCGATGCCGTGTCTATGCGAACTTGCACTTGTTTTGTAAGTTCCCCAAAAATAGAACTATAAAATAATCCTGCCATAATTTACCTCCTTATTGTCTAATATACTTGATAGACGGGTTATTTTTCATGCTATATCCCACCAGCCAATCCTTTGGCATTGGATAAGCCACATCCTTCAAAATTAATACCTCATATCCTGCGGACACTGTTTGAAAGGACATGTTTTTCGTAAATACAAAGTCTGTTTCAACAACCGCATCCGGCAAATCTTCCCCAATACCAAGTACAGCTCCCGCAACAGCTGTTTCTGCGGCCGCAGCCAATGTTAGCACATCATAATCCGCGCTACTTGAATCAATAGAATTTATTGCCTGTCCGCCTACGGTTTCAGACTTAACAGCAAAACTTCCTTTTTTAATCCGCGGTTTGGTCGTGGTACCGCCATTGATAACTTCCACCGCTTTGCAAATCTTACACTCCATTTTTGCAAAATCAAGTTTTATAGGAGTGCCTTTTTTAACAAAAGTGCCTTCCGGTAAATCTGTTGTAAGTTTGAAGTCTCCCGGAAGAACGCCGCACTCACCTCTCCAAAAAACGGGGAAATTCCCTTTGACCTTTTCTTTTTCAAATGTAATAGCCATAACTTTATTTTTTAATTAGCGTCCGGCAATTTTTCAGCCCATTCTTTAGCCAGTTCTTTGCCCTGGTCTTTAGGTGTAGACAAGGAGAATGCCGAACTTTTATCCTCCAAGCCTTTTGCGACCTCATTCTGTCTCACTTTAGAAAGATAGTCTGTAATCGCCACCTCGTCCATATCATCGGAGATAGCAAATCCTTCTTCTATTCTCTCTTTCGAGATTTTGAGTTCTTTTGCTTTTGAAAGAATCAGATTGTTTCTTGCGGCACGCGCTTGTACTGCTTTTGCATTTTGATTTTCAGTCATAAGTTTACTGATTTTATCTTCCTGCTCTTGCTTGTACCTTGTAAACCACTCTGGTTCCTCATTGGTTGGTTGCTGTTGGTCGCCCCCACCACCTTTTGCTTTCAGTTCTTCCAATTCCTTCTTGTAGGCTGCACCTTCTGTACGCAGCCTATCAAAATTACTTTGGTAAGATTTCAGCATTGATTCTTGCCCCTTTACTATAGTTGCAAGGTTATCATCGGTTATTAATCCCATAGCGTCAAGCGATGATGCTACTGATTGAAGAATCTCATCAGACAAACCCAGCTTTGAAAAATCCTGTTTAAGCTGATTGAATATTTTTTCTTTCATACTTAATTATTTTAAATTCAGGATAAAAGTAGATATTAGTAAAAGATGGGAGAAATTTATAAAGGCTCTAAAACGAACAATTGGCAAAAGGTTTGTTATTTTATAAAAAAGGGGATGTTATTCCCCTTTCTGTTTATTCACAGCTTGACGCTCATCTAATATTCGTTGTATTTCTTCCTGCCGATTATCAGTAACCGCAAGCATATTAACCGCTTGCTCAAGTGAAATAATTCCATCCTGATAAGCCTTCCCTACTGCTGCCCACTTCCCTTGAACATCCTCATTAAACGGCTCAGAAAATTCATGTTCTATATTCAATTTTTCTAATTTTTCTCTAAGTTGGATATGGGTAACATTTTTCATAATGGCAAGAATAAGATTTTTTTCTCTATCAACCAATATATCATATATTTCCTTTAAATTATCCCTCTTAATGAAGCCCAATATCATAGCCCGTTTCAATGCCTCTCCGGATAAAGTGCCAAGCCCTTTCATGTTTTCAAAAGAAAAATCAGGAGTAAACGAATCGAAAAGAATCGAAGAATTCAAATCCGCCTTTTCGCTCTCTTTCATGGAAGAATATTCTGGTGGAGTCATATAATCAATCAGGCTATTATCTTTATTTGTCAGTTGGATAACCTGACCTACAGTATCAGGGTCGGCCAAAGATTTAATAACATCTGTAGTAGCCTTTATCTTAGGGTCTGCAAAATAATTATTTGTATCAGCAGCTTTAGAATCAATCATTTCCTCTCGGTCGCATCTTCTTTCAGTGCCTGCCCAGGCTTTATCTTGGCGATAATAAATCACATTGATTTTCCCGGTAGGGTTTTCAACTGGAGTTACATTCCATCCGATATTAGCCCGCTTACATCGAAATATAAAATTTGGAGTTTGTATATCAAAATGTTCTATTGTCCTATCTCCCTCTTTCAAGAAGTAACCATAACCAAAAGCTATCATGTTTTCATATTGGTCAAACAAAGGTCTCAGGGTATATCCTTTTGATTTGGATATAACGAGCACCTTTACGGCGGGCTTTCCACCATCATTATAAATATGATACACTTTAGCACTTTCGGTTTCAGCCCCCGCCAATCTTTTAGCTTGCCGCATGGTAGTATTAAACCTTGTATCTTTTAAAAACTGCATATAAGCATCAAAAGCTTCATCCTTACCCTCCATGTCCAAAGAAGGCTTCCATGATATAGGATTTCCCAACAAAAAGAACAACTCCACCTCATTTATGTACACTTGTCTGCGCCGGGGAAGTTTTTCAACTTTATAGGGCTGTCTGTTCTTTCTCGGCTTATCGGGACGCTTCATTACATCATGAAGTTCTGGAGTATATTCCTTTATGGCATCAGATACGTACGTATCACGATTTTGCATAACAGATTGTACACGGGAAATATCTTTATTTTGAATAAGTTTCATCAAATCTCGTTCAACCCCTACAGCGTTTAGGGTCTTGTTACGGATAACATTGAATATTGCTTCTATAAAATTCATATCATCAATTTTAGTATAGTCCTAAATCATCTTTATCATATTGCTTAGAAAGTAAAATCTTTCCCATTATCTTGCCAATTGTCCAGTAACGGGCAGCGTCAATCAAATGGTTATAAGCATCAATAGGTGCGTTTATAAACTTGCCATCCTTGTTTTGTTCATATACATAATTTTTCAGTTCCTTAATGAGATTAACAGAACGCTTAGTTACGCAAAGCCTATATTCCATCATCTTAAACAGACCGCCCATGACTGAACCTTTGTACTTATCCGCTGGATAAATCACAATACCTGCATTAGAAATCTCTTGAATAAGTCTCGGATCTGCACTATCTGCATATACGAATAACCCTAATGGCTTCAACACATCTATTATTTCACTTGTTAACATGTGGGTTTGATAACACAATTCATCAAGATACATGCAATCGTCTACTATACCACATCTTACCACCGCTGTAGGGTCAGCGCTATATCCAAAATCCAATCCAGCCCCAACATGTTTAGCGTAAGTAGGAAATTCATCCACTATTTCAAAATCCGGGAATACAAGTCCTTCTGCCATAGCTTGCAATCCCAAACCGTACACAGTCCATAGCACTTTATTCTTATGCTGGAGAGACTCTATCTCGTCTATAATAGTTTGCTCCAAAAAAGGATTGTCCTTATAAGTAGAGATAAAATGAAAAGTCCGCGAATCTTTATTCAAATCACATAACCAATGCTCATCTGAAAAAGATGGATTATAATCTATAACTGAAAAATCAGTAGTACGCATCACCAGTTGTTGCCATTCGAGGAAGGATATTTCATTGCCTTCGTTACAATACAGAATATTACGTTTTCTTCCTCGTATCTTTTGCTCATCGTCAGTTGAGAAAAATTCACAGAACGAACCATTAGGAAACGTGTATACCATATCAGATTTATTCATGCAGCGATTATCCCACATTCGGAATTTGTCTTGCATTATCTCCTTAAAATCCCGAAATACAGACCCCTTTAACGACGGTAGCGTCTTGCGCACAACAGAAAGAGAGGTTTTAGGATGTTGGAGTATATATGCTAAAAGATATATCAATATATTATACGTTTTTGAGCTTCTTGAGCTTCCTTGTGCAGATACAACCTTGTATCCTGATTTTATCGCACTATCAACCGTAGCATATATTTTAGTCGTTTGTATCAGCATCTACAACGTCCCTCCTTTTGTCTATTATCTGAATTGTTATAGAATCATTTTTATCTTCCTTTACAATATCTTTCTGTTCAGTTGCATCCCAACCCAGCAATTTTGCCAATTTTTCTATTGCATCAATCTTATTATACAATTTCAGTTCATAACCTTTATCTGTACTCTTTACGGAAAGAATGGCTCTTTGAATGCCAATAGGCAAGGCGGATACATCCTTTACCACTATGGTAGTAAACATCTCATTAGACTTGATTTCAAGGGCGTCTACAATATTCGCCCTTGCAATATCTGCCAAAATTCCTACCGCTTCATCTTTTGTAATATCTGACCGGCGCCGCATTTCAGAACTCAACTCACTTATCCTTAGGGCAACCTTAGGGTTATTAGCTAATCTGGACGCCTCTACCCAAATCGCATTATCTGATTTCCCTTTGCATGAATAAGCACGACGATAAGCATCGGAAGCATTGCCGCTTTCGAGGTAATAATTACAAAAATTTTCTTGCTTAATTGAAAGTCTCATCCTATTATTCTTCTTTATATATTTTCAAAGATAGACCATTGTGTAAAATGAGAAAAGCAAATGTCTTGCCGATAACAAACAATCTGAAAAAGGTTTGTTATTTGAATGTAAGGCGCTTTAATTCATCTAGAGTATCGCCCTCTTCCAATCGTTTAAGCATTTCTTTATAAATAATATTAATGTCGCTTCTGAAGTATTTGTATTGCTGATACAAAAAAAAGACATCAGCAATGTTGTTTGATATAGTACAAGGCTTTACCTTTGGAAATACATGTTCAAGAGATTTCCTAACCCCATTAGGTATACGCCCACCCGCTAATACACTTGGGACAAACAAAAAAAGTATGATAAACAAAAATTCCTTTCTCTGAATTATTTTTTCACGAGGCGGAATATTCATAGTGCGTACTATATTTTTAAACAACTCGTATATATAGGGAATAGACTCAAGATTAGTCAGTATTGGACTTACTAATTCAGCCTCTCTTTCAGATAGCCTTGACTTTTGTTCGCGTATATTCTTTATTTCTGCAATAGAAGAAAATTCCTTTGTTATATACATAATAATAAGGTGTTAGGTTATCATAGAACATAACAAAGATAATACACTAATCATGAAATAAGAGATATAAATATCAATTATAATACTGAATATAAACAAGTTAGTTAATACATTAATCAGGGAATTAATTAATATATTAATTAAAATTTTAATTACAAATAGTATATAATACGTTAAGTATAAATAGGATATATGTAACTGACAAATATTTATTCCTTAGAAAAAAGCGGATTGTAATAGTATATAAATAAGGAAAAGTTAAATATTCATAATAGAAAAAGTATATCTTTATATCAATCCTATATTTGAAAATACAAGAGAAAGATAAAGATTTTGCATATCAGAAAATTAAGTTGTGCAAATGTTGTGCAAACTAAGCAATCTTAAAATACAATTATCTATAAATTAAATAATTGACACAATATACAATATTCACACCGGGGATTTTACCAGCCAAAGAGTTTACCACATTCGTTTGCTTG